CTGATGCGAATCCAAACACTACACTTGCAGTATCACTAACAGCAGTTACAGGCGCAGTCTTTGCTTGCAACGTATTGCCTGTTTACCCAACAGTCGGTGGCGGTGCTCCAGGAGCACAGACTGACACTTGGGCGCTAACAGTAGTTGGAACACCAGCAGACACATTCAGTTAAAATCTAACAAACGGGAGCACTAGATGAAACTACCAATAACAATTACATATAACGCAGGCGACTCAGCAACTTATGTTGCTCAGCCACCAGAGTGGGCAAAGTGGGAGAAGGCAACTGGTAACACGATTTCTCAGGCTAATGACAAGATTGGCATTTGGGATCTTATGTTTCTGGCTTATAACGCTTATAAGCGTGAGAATGCTGGAAAGCCTGTTAAGTCTTACGATATTTGGTCAGAGACCGTTGCTGATGTAACAGTCGGAGACGATAGCCCAAAAGCCACCAACCAGGAAGCATAAGGCGGATCCTCGTCAATCTAGCAATAGAGACGGGGATACCGATGCAATACTGGGAGGATGCAGACGACATATTAACCGCGATAGATATTTTGAAGGAGCGATCGGATGGCAGATGAAGTCAAGATCGCTTATGACAAATCAGATCTACGCGGTATTGCCAGGGCTTTCAAAGGTATGTCAGATGAAGCCGTTGAAGCTGCTAAAAAGGAAAGTTCTAATCTTGCTGAGTATGCTGCTGGACAGATTAAGGTCGCAGCAGCGACTCGCACGGTTTCAGGGACTGCTGCTCGCCGTATTGCTGATGGAGTTAAGGTAAGCAAAACTTCCAAACTGGGTGAGTTTAGTTATGGCTTTGCACGTCAAAAGTTTAGCGGTGGCGGTTCAACTTTAGATTTACTTTACGGTATGGAGTTTGGATCTAATCGCTTTAAGCAGTTCCCAAAGCGTACGCCAAACAAGGGCAGAGGTAACTCAGGTTACTTTATCTACCCAACCCTGCGACAGATCCAGCCGGATCTAGTTCGTAAGTGGGAAGAAGCATTTAGTCAGATTTTGAAGGAGTGGGATTAATGGCAGGTAATAGAACCCTTAAACTCTCCATCCTTGCTGATGTTGATGATCTCAATAAGAAGTTAAAAGCAGCCAACGGTGACGTTGAAGATTCTGCTGGTAAGTTAGAAAAGTTTGGCAAAGTAGCCGGGGCTGCGTTTCTTGCAGCTGCTGCCGCTGCTGGAGCCTATGCAGTCAAGATCGGCGTTGATGGCGTTAAGGCTGCAATTGCTGATGAACAATCACAATTAAAACTAGCCTCAGCCTTAGAGAATGCAACCGGTGCTACTAAAGCACAGATCGCTGCAACTGAGGAGTCGATCGACAAGATGGCTCGCGCTACTGGTGTAGCAGACGACCAACTTCGTCCGGCGCTTTCACGCCTTGCACTTTCGACGGGCAATGTTTCAAAGGCTCAGGAATTACTAAGTCTGGCACTTGATATATCAACTCAAACAGGTAAGCCACTTGAAGGCGTAGCAAATGCCTTGGGTAAGGCTTACGATGGAAACACGGCTGCTCTTGGTCGTTTGGGTATTGGATTGACAGCTGCTGAATTAAAGTCAATGTCCTTTACTGACGTTCAAACTAAGTTAAGCGATCTCTTTGGTGGCGCGGCTGCTAAGAATGCTCAGACTTTCCAGGGTCGTATGGATCGGCTAAAGGTAGCCTTCGATGAAGGTGTAGAAGCCATCGGCGTTAAGTTATTGCCAATTATTGAAGCACTTATTGCCATCATAATTGAAAAGGTAGTACCTGGCTTCGAAAAGTTCACCAAATTGTTTGATCCACTTAGAAATGCTATTGATCGCAACAAAGAGTCATTTGAAGCGCTAGGGGCATTTCTTGTTGATTACATCGTTCCGGTATTTACCGTTGCACTTGCGGGAGCAATTAATTTTGTTGCTAGAGTTGCAGGCGGAGTGGTGGATATTATTGGCGGTATTATCAATGTAATTCAAACTATGGTTTCAGCTGCAATTGATGGTATTAATGCCTTAATTAAGGCTTACAATTCAGTACCCTTGTTACCTAATATCCCAACTGTTTCGAAGCCTTCATTCAGCACGCCAAAAGTTTCATCGCCAAAAGTAACTTCACCAACCTTTACGACACCAACTATTTCCGCAACAACTGGAACGACATCAGGCACATCATCGGCTACTACAAATGTAGCGACTGCTGCCACAAGTGCAGCTGCTGCTTCAACTGCAATGGGATCATTTAATGTTGGATCTTTTCGTATGGCTGAGAATGCATCAATAGCACCTGTTTATAACATCAATGTAACTGGAGCCTTAGACAAAGAAGGCGTAGCACGTCAGATTGTTGAAATCATTAATGAGTCCTCTTATCGCGGTGGCGGTGGAAGTTCCGGAGCATTTGTCGTATGAGCCAATGGACTCCCGAATGGCAAGTGACTATTAATGGCGGTGGGGACTATACAAATCTAACACTTGCCAATCTTACAATTACTTCCGGTCGTCAAGACATTTATTCTCAGCCTTACGCTGGTTATTGCAATGTCGAAATTCTTAATTTGGATTTATCTCCAATCGAAATTGATGTCAATGACCAGATTAATATTCAAGTCAAAGACTCTTCCGGTTCCTATGTAAATCTGTTTGGTGGCTATGTTACCGACATCGATGTAGAAGTCACTCAGGCATCTGCTACGGCTATTTCAGAGCGTATTAAGGTCGTTGCTTTAGGTGCTTTGTCCAAACTGCCCAAAACCCTCACAGAAGGCGTTTTAAGCAAAGACTTTGACGGCGATCAGATTTACACAATTTTGAGTGAAGCACTTTTTGATACATGGAATGAAGTACCAGCTGCTGAAACTTGGGCTGGATACGAACCAACAACAACTTGGGCTAATGCTGAGAATTCTGGATTGGGTGATATTGACCAACCAGGTGATTATGAATTAACTGCTAGATCTGCAAGTACGACTGATATTTACAGTTTAGTATCATCTTTGGCTACTTCAGGACTTGGATACCTTTATGAGGATTCACAAGGCAGAATCGGTTATGCCGATAGTACAAGACGCAGTTCTTACCTGACTACTAATGGGTATGTCGATTTAACTGGTTCTCATGCCTTGGCTCGCGGTATCAGAACCTCAAAGCGATCAGGCGACGTGCGCAACAATGTAACCATTACATATAAGGCTAATGCTCAAGAATCTGCATCAGATGCTGAATCAATTTCTATTTATGGTCAACAGGCTTATGAGATCACGACATCACTTGAAAACGGATCTGATGCTTTAGACCAAGCAGAGTTCTATTTGGGATTGCGCGCTTTCCCACAGGCTCAGTTTAAGTCAATCACTTTCCCACTTTCAAGCCCAGAAATTGATGACAACGATCGAGACGCTTTACTAGAAGTATTTATGGGTTTACCTTTGAATATTACTGACCTGCCTTCAAACATTACTAATGGACAATTCCAAGGATTTGTTGAAGGGTGGACTTTCAGTGCTGGTTATAACTCTTTGTATTTAACTTTGACTGTCTCACCAACGGCTTACAGCCTCCAGTCCACTCGTTGGAACGGAGTCTCAGGAGCCGAGACATGGAACACGTTAAGCCCAACCCTAGAATGGATTGACGCTACAATAGTAGCCTGATAAAGGAGAAACATGGCAACGACAACTAACTACTCTTGGGAAACCCCAGATGATACCGATCTCGTCAAGGACGGCGCAGCTGCTATCCGCACGCTTGGCTCTTCTATTGATACAACAACCAAGGCGCTAAATCCATCAACGACCCTCGGTGATATTGAGTATCGTTCGTCAACCGCTAACACAAACACGCGTTTAGGTATTGGTACAACTGGTCAAGTTTTAGCAGTAAGTGGAGGAGTACCAGCATGGACAACTCCAGCCGCTCCTGGATTGACTTACACTTTACTAAATACAGGCGGTACACTTTTAAGTGGTGACACGACAGTAAGTGGAATTAGCGGCAAATCAAACCTTTTAATTTATGTGGATGGAGCAACAAACGCCACCCAAACTATTGTAAGTTTACGACTTAATGCAGATTCAACTGCAAATTATGTTTATGCTGGCAGCCAGATTAATGGTCTTTCTGGTTATGGATCAAACTTTTTAGAAGCTGAAAACAGCGGGGCGGCAGGTACTACTGCAATACCTTTAGGTCGCTATAATGATTCTCCTAGTGCTTTATCAGCTGCCATTAGCATTGACGGCGCATCCACTACTGGGTTTAAGTCTTTCAATGTAAGTGGTTCAGGTAGTGGCACACCAAACCAAAGAAATTATAATTTAACTGGTATTTATGAAGGAAATGCTGCTATTACGAGCATTACAATCAGGTCGGCTGCTGGGTCATTTACAGGTGGTCGAGTTTATGTTTACGGAGCATAAGGAGAAATTATGAAAATTACAGAAAAAACTTTTGACATCACAACAGGTGAAGAAACAATTACTGAGCGCGATGAAACAGCAGCAGAGACAAAAGAGCGTTTAGATTTTGTCAAAGAGTTAGCAGCAGAAAAAGCCGAAGCCGAAGCAAAGGCAGCAGCCCGCCAGGCTATTCTTGATCGTTTGGGAATTACTGAGGATGAGGCTCGCCTCTTACTTGGATGAAACCAAAATTATCTAAGTCAGTTGTCCAATTAAGAGAACAGGCGGACGATGCTTATCCTGACCGAAAGCGTCATTCTGACGGCACAATCGGAGATGCCAAGCATTCAACCCGAAAAAGCGATCATAACCCTGACCCTGATTCAGGGTATGTCCGGGCTATCGATATCGATGCTGATTTCAACGAACAAGCGTCTACAGCTGCTTACATTGCCGATCAGATACGAATTGCAGCCCGAACAGATAAACGCATTGCATATGTTATCTTTAACTCAAAGATTGCAAGCGCTCGAAGCCTCTGGAAATGGCGCAAGTACACGGGAGTCAATCCACACACCAAACACATCCACGTCAGTTTTACAAAGGCTGGCGACACGGATTCGAAGTTTTTTAACATCCCGTTACTAGGAGGAACAGATGACACAAGATCTAAAAAAGATGCTGGCAAGTTGGGGCAGAGCCTTTCTAACAGCTGCTCTTGCACTCATAGCTGCGGGAGAGACTGATCCAAAGAACATCGCTTACGCTGGTGCGTTAGCAACCATTCCACCGATTCTGCGTTGGTTGAATCCTAAGGATGAAGGCTATGGGCTACGGTGAGCGCAAATGATTGGGCGGGATTCGTTCTCGCCATTGTCTCGACGCTTACTATATTT